TATGAAATCAGCTAATTCTTTTTGATGAAAACTATCGCTTGAGTTTATTGGATTACAAATAGTACATGGTTTTATATTAATATCTGTTCTGTAATTAAATAAAGTATTATATATTTCATAATCATTACCACATGAAGAGCAATTTAAAGTTATATTTGAATCTTCTATATCATATTTAATTAATTTATCAGATGTTTTTAAATCTAACCTTTTTAATAGATTATCTCTAGTTGTTACTTTATTTTTATTTGAATTATTATAATTTTTAAAACCATAAATTTCTTCTTTTGTTTTTAATGTTTTATTTATATTATTATAATTTTCATCACCATATCTTTGTAGTTTAGTTTCTTTTACTTTTAAAATATGTGATTCATGTTGCGGATAATAATCAACACCAAACTTTTCTTTAACTTTTTCTACAGCACGTTTTTGTGTGATTTCACTTTCATTAGCACACTTCATAGAACAAAAACTTCTATAACCCTTTGTTATTGAATCTTTGAATTTAACATCATTATCACAATTTAAACATTTTTTAATCTCTTTATCATTATATATGAAATGCCAAACTTGTTGTTTAAACGGTAATAAGTTTAAATTATTACTATCAATGAATTTTTTTAAATCATTATAAATTCTAGGCTCTTTATTTTTAAGAACGTCTTCTCTAGTTTTCCAACCAGATTTGTTATTTGTAGTAAAAAATTCTATATAGTTCATATCTTTTTAATTTATTTATGTAAAATTATTAATAAATATTTAGGTAGACAAGGATATGTGTGATTATTTTAAATAAAAAAATCATTATATAAAATTTATATAATGATTTTTTTATAATTAGTTGATAATCAGATAAATATTAAAAAAGTAATATCGCTCTATCAAACCTCAAAGTAGCTGTAATCTCAGCAATTCCATCATCATCCATTGATAAGTCACCAAATCCAACATTTGTTAACATTGTTCCATCCAACAACCATTTCTCAATAACAACACCAGTTGGGTCTAGTAACTCTAACTCTACAGGTCTTTTATATCCAGCCGCATAACCTTGACGACCTGTAATAGATTCTGAGTGTAAACGTACCCATTCCATAATTGCTTGTGCAGCAGATGGACCAATTGGGTCACGAAATGTTACATCAATTGATTCCCAAGTAAATCTACCAATTACCCATGTAGATGTATTTAAAAATGGTATTTCAACTTCATTCTGTGTGATTGAAGGTCTTGATGCAGATGATAACCACCATTGTTGGATTCCTAAATCTGCTGGGAAGGTAATTAACCAACGATTCTTCTTTTTCGGCTCATAAGGGAGCGGCATTTTCATTAAAAGGTCTGCCATGTGAATTTTTTATTAATTTTTCTTGTTATTTATTTGTTTTTAAAGATAATTATATATACCTTTGATTATAAATATATGGAAATGGAAAATAATTTAAAATATAAAGATTTTTTTTTAAATAATAATAAATCTGGTTGGAAAACGTCTGAAAATAAATTAATAAAAAATGAAATTGATTTATATAATAAAATAATTATTCATTGTGAAAAAAATAATTTAACTGATATCACATTCAAAGAAAAAATTTGGTTTTTCATTAATTCAGTAAACACTAAACCAAAATGTTTAGAGTGTGAAAAGTTGTTAAAATTTGGTAAGTCTTTAAATATTGGTTATGGTAAATATTGTTCTTTAACTTGTACTAATAAAAATTCAGAACATAAAGAAAAAATAAAAATAACTAATAACATTGTATATGGTGGTAACACACCATTTTCGTCTAAAGATGTTATTTCTAAAACAAAAAAAACAAATATTGAAAGATATGGTGTTGATAATGTGATGAAGTTAGATAGGGTTAAAGAAATTTTTAAACAAGGTTCTTTAAATAAATACGGAACTGAATTTCCAGCACAATCTAAAAATACTAAAATTAGAATTGAAAATAAATTAAAGTATGAAAAAATAGAAATAATTAATAGTTGCAATGGTTTATATTCTATTAAATGTCAAAAATGTAATGAAATTACTATATTTAATAATAATGAAATAAATTATAGATTTAGAATAGATATACCTATTTGTAAAAATTGTTTTAATTTAAAAAATAACATTAGTTATCCAGAAACTGAAATTTCAGATTATATTAAATCATTTAATATTAATGTAATCGAAAACGATAGAAAAAAATTAAATGGATTAGAACTTGATTTGTTAATACCAGAATATAATCTTGCTATTGAATTTAATGGGTTATATTGGCATTCTGAAATATATAAAGATAAAAATTATCATTTAAATAAAACACAACAATGCGAAGCAAAAAAAATTAAACTAATCCATATATTTGAAGATGAGTGGTTATTTAAAAAAGATATAGTAAAATCTAGATTAATTAATATACTTGGTTTAACCCCAAATAAAATATATGCTAGAAAAACTATAATTAAAGAAATTTCACCTAAAGAATCTAAAGAATTTCTTGATTTTAATCATATACAAGGTAATGTTAATGCTAAAATAAAATTAGGGTTATATTATGATAATGAGTTGGTTAGTATAATGACTTTCGGTAAAGGTAGAATTATAATGGGTGGTAATTCAAACCAATATGAACTTCTTAGATTTTGTAATAAATTAAATACAACAGTTATTGGTGGAGCTGATAAATTACTTAAATATTTTATCAAAACATATCAACCAAAAGAAATAATAAGTTATGCTGATAGAAGGTGGTCACAAGGTGATTTATATGAAAAGTTAGGTTTTAATTTTATTCATAATTCAAAACCTAACTATTTTTATATTAATCAGAATATTAGAGAATATAGATTTAAATATAGAAAAAATATTTTAGTTAAAGAAGGGTATGATATAAATAAAACTGAAAGAGACATTATGTTAGAAAGAAAAATATATAGAATTTATGATTGTGGTGCTAAATTATATAAATTAAATTTATAAAATAAATTAATAAAAAAAAATATGAAAATTACTGAACAACAATTATTATCGCAATACAAACTAACAATAGATAAAATTCTAGATGAATGTGAATGGAAAACACATTTCATAAGTCAAGAAATCTGTAGTATTGTTTGTAATATCTTAACCAATAACGGGGAAACATTATTAATAACTCCACAATTACTTCATATAATTTACGATAAAAAAGTTAAAGAATTAAATGTAAGTGATGAGATATGGCGTAATAATTACGGTGTTCCAGAAATTATTGGAATAATTTATTCTATTTTAGAAAATATTCCTGAATAAATTAATTATCTTTTAAAATATTATTCATTAAACTAAAATTATCCATAGTATAACTTAAATTATTTTCTTTTGAATATTTATTGAAGTTACTTGCAATAGAATCAGCTTTATATAACATATCAGGTTTAACTAATCCTTTAGCGACTAAATCATCAATTAATTCTTGTCTTTTATTTGTATCTTCTAATGAATTTTTTATTAATTTCATTATATCATCTTTTTTAACAGCAGCGTCAGCAATAGTTGAATTAAATCCTTTTACATTTAAACCCATTAATTTAGCAACACCTAACAACACCTCGTTAGAATAATTTAAACTTTTTTCTTTAGATTCCGTTAATATTCTAGATTTTTGCTCATGCAAAATAATTCTATTATATTGTTCGTTTGTTATTTTTAATCGTTTCATATCTATAAATATATACAAAAACAAAAAAAACCAAAAGAGATAATAAGTTATGCTGATAGAAGATGGTCACAAGGTAATTTATATGAAAAATTAAATTTTATAAATACACATAATTCACAACCAAATTATCATTATATTATAAATAATAAAAGAAAATATAGATTTGGTTTTAGAAAAAATATATTAATTAAACAAGGTTATAACTCAGATAAAACAGAACATCAAATAATGTTAGATAGAAAAATATACAGGATATATGATTGTGGGACTATGGTATATAAAAAAACCCTAAACTATTAATTTAGGGTTTTTTATTTATTTAAAATTAGATTTTAAATGTTATCAAATGAAGCACCAGTGTTCATTATCACAAATTCCAGTTGAATAAACTCTAAAGCTCGTGTTGGTTTCAAGAAAATTTGTCCAGTCAATTGATTTTTATCTATATCTTCTGGGTCATTCGAAAGAACAACACGGAAATCTGTCAAACCTCTCTGAGCTCTAATATTATCTAAGATTGGGTTAACCAGTGCTAAGAATTGATTTCTAACCACGTTATCATTTTGTTCAAATAACAATCTGATAGAAACAGCAGAAATAAGTTTTCTAGCTTGAATTAACAATCTTCTAACATTTATTCTATTAAGAGCTGATTCTTTAACTTGAAGAGTTTTATTACCCCAAATTTTTATACCATCAGTTGTAAATGAAGCAATTGGGTTAATTCTGTTTTCATATAAAACATCTCTTTCAGAAAGAGTAAGTTTTTTACGAGCCTGTATCGCATCAATATCACCTCTTTGAATACCAGCAACTGCAAACCAAGGGAAAGCAATATTATCTGTCAATGCTATATTTCTTACAACATCACGAGTAGGTGGTATGTAAATATAAACATTATTTTCAGTATCATTTATTTGAACCCATGGCCAATATGTACAAGAATAATTACTATCATACATTCCATCTAAACGGTCAACAACATCCTCAGCAGTTAAAGGCGCACCTGATAAATCAGTATCTGGTGTTGTCATAATATATAACGAATCAGCTCTATCTTGCTCAACCATATCGATTGTGGCTTCAATTAAGTTTGTGTTATTTTCATTATCAATTCCAGGAGTTGCGAACACATTAACATTAACTGCTTCTGGGTTTTTAAACGTCCAAATAGCCTCTAAATAAGCGTAATAATCAGAATTTATACCTCTATCTCCGTTAGAAAGAGTTCTGTCAGTAAAAGCCCCACTAGTTAAACCTTTAGAACCTAAATTCCCATTTATTAAATAGTTATCTAAATTACTTCTTCTAGTTCTATAAATATCCCACCCATCAAAACCACCATAAGGTGCAAATGTAAATTTACGAGAATATACTTTTTCGTAATCAGTATTCATAACACCATTTTCAGTTCTAAATTCAGCATTACCAGTATTAAATAAATATACTGGAGAATAAGTACCACCACTAACATTTGTAGGTACCGTAGCGTTATCAATAGTAGCACCAGTAGCGTCAATATCCATATGGAAACCTTCAGTTAATCCAGTCCACATATTTGGTGTTGTTGTTTGTGGCACACCTTTATAATCGAAAAAGTCAGAATCAATACCCATAGTCTCAGATAAACCTAAATAGAATTTACGTTTATTTTCAAATGCGTTATAATCTGTTTTAAATGTTAATTTAGGTGTTTTAACACTACTATTACCACTACCTTTTTGATAATCTCTAACAGGGAAACCAATAAACCCAGCTGGGAATGCTTCAGAAGTATCAGAAGTATCATCCATCTCAATCAAAACATATTTAGATTTAGAAGGATAAACACCATCTAGCGTACCAATTCTTCTAGCTATATAATTATTAGAATTTGGGTCCATAGAACATCTAGAATATGATTCTAAAACATTTGGTTGAGCATCAGTATCGTAATAAGACCTGATTACCACATCAAATTCTTTAGTATCTAATTTAATATTTCTAATAGACATTTTAAATTGCTCATTAGCAGCATTACCATCTGAAATAGTCCAGAATCTAAATAATCTTAATACTTTAGTACCACGTAATTCTGATACAACATAAGGTGTAACAGCTGGTTGGTATTCATTAAGATAATCAGAAAATTCATTTGCATAATTAACAACTGTCTGTTTTATACCTCTAACTTTACCAGTAGAAATAAAATCTTCAAACATGTTATTAAAAAATTCTTCAGCGAATAATACTGTATTACCATCAGCAACTGTTCTACCTAAAACTCTTGGTAAATAATTTTTCTTAGTTTTATCTAAAGACATTTGATAATTAAAATTACCTTGTGTTGCAGACGCACCTGTTAACCCGAAAACACCTAATGCATCTACTTCAGAACCTATAAGACTTGAATCAAAACCAACACCATTAGTACTAGAAACTTCAAAAGCTGGAAATTGTGTCTCTAAGTCAATACCACCTCTAGAACGTAACAAAGCAACAAGTGTATTCTCAACATCAGAGAAACCATTACCTGAATAATTTGTAGTTACACCGCTAGTTGTACCAGTAATATAAGCACCGCTAGTACCTTTTGAGGTAACATATAATGTAGTAGATACACCATTAAATACTGTACCATTTTTAACATATGTAACAGGTATTTCTACAGTTCCACTCACAGCAATATTTGAAATTGTTGATAAATTACCATCTAACGAACCATTATCAATAAGTTCTTGAATAAGTGGGTCAGCACTTACTAATGTAACAACAGTGTTTGCTGATGTAGCTGTATAACTAACCAAAACTGGATAACTAGTTCCAGATGTAGTTACAACTGTTGTTTCATCTAAAGCCGAATCTAAAGTTATACCCCATGCTTTACCAGCATCATAACCAGATAAACCTAAAACTCTTGTAACGAATAATTGATTAGATTGTGATAAATATGATTTTGCGATATAAGGTAGTTCATATTTTGGTGCTCCAGTGTCTTTAATTTTAGTAGCATTTTGACCACCAAAAAAAGATTGGAATTCTCCATAGTTACTAACAAATATAGGTTGAAATGCTGGACCAATTGTTGTTTCCCCAACTAAACCTAATGTTGTCACACCTACTTGACGAGTTATAAATGATAAGTCTTTTTCGGATGTATACACACCAGGACTTACGAATACTTTTGTTGCCATGTTTTGTTTGTTTTTTATTTTTGTTATTTACTTTATAGTTTTCTTTATTATAAATATTAAGTTTTTCTCAAAAGTAATGGTAAAAAAAAAGTTAAATTTCTTTTAGTATGAATTTTATCATACTTTTTTCATACTTATTAACTATTTATTAAAATAAGTACGAAATGACTATGGTAAAAAGGGATAAAAATTTAAAGATTACATCAACAACACATGAAATGTTGAAAAAATATTGTGAGGATAATGGTTTGAAAATGTTTCAATACGTTGAGAAGTTAATAAAAGAAAAATGCACACCTAAGAAAGATTTGTACGGTGATGAATAATAAAGATTAAAATTTAATTTGTACTATAATCTGACCACTATATCTCCATTTTGGTTCACCTCCCCAATATTTAAAATCCGTTCTTCGGTCTAGATTACTTCTAAAACCTATCGCAACATTATTAAATTGTTTAACAGTTTCAATTTCAAAACCATAATAAGGATATAAATATTTACTTCTTTTAATATAACCTAAATTTAAACCACCAGAAAAAGTTGTAGTCGTAAATATATTATCAGGTTCAATTATAAAAGCAAAAGTACCGTTTAAACGAGTCCAACCACCATTTAGAACTGGAAAGTTATGTAAACCAGCTTTAATTAATTTTCCATAACTAACTAGACCTATTTCAAAACCGCTATATAACCCTTTTTCTTTATAAGATGAATACGGGTCATTAACAATGTTTATAATAAAATATTCTTCATCAACCAAATGTATTTGACCAATGATATTATTTGAAAATAAAAAGATTAATATTAGTATTAACTTTTTCATTTATCATTAGAACTATTTTTACCAATATAATATCCAAGTAAAATACTAAAAACAAAACATATTAAACTAACTAAACGGCTCATTATCGCATTATCAACATTGCTATCGTTAAATATTAATAAATTACATACAACCCCAGAAATTATTAATATAAAACATAAAGATAGTAATTTACCTAAAAGTTCATTTTCGGTATTATTTTTTCTCAAAACATAACTATCCAAAAAGTAAAGTACCGAAGTTATGAATGAAAAACCAACTATTAACTCAATTATTTTTTCCATATTTACTAAATTTTCCATTTATTAAGTCAAACGCATTCTTAGCGTCTTTAGGTATTAAATATAATGAAATAGCCACAACTTCAAGTATACTACTCATTTTATCGTAATTTGTATTATAATCATCATTAGTACTAATACTCTCTAATCTTTCAAGAAA